TCGCGTCGAGGTTGAAGGTACCGTCCGCCGGCACTGACCATTGGGTGATGTAGAGCTGAAACTGAGCGCTGAGCTGTTCGCCGCCGGTCATGAACGGTTCGTTGCCGCCGCTTGGGATCCTGGCGATCACCACCTCCACGCCTTCGATGCTGGTCTCAGCCGCCTCTTCCTCCAGCGGCCACAGCACCGACAGGGCCGGCAACGGTTCCTCGGCACCCTTCAGGGTGACGGTACCGAGCAGTTCCGCGAGCGCATCATCGGCCGCCAGCAGGTCGTAGATCTCCTGGGCTGTGGTCGGGGCCATGGGTGCACGCGCCGCCTCTCATCATTCCCCAGGGAATGTTGGGCCATCCTCCCGTGGGGTTATCCGTGGATCCGATCCAACTTTCGGTGGGGCAGCAGTTCGATCAAGAGCGGATGAGCCGCATGCTCGACGCGACTGACGATCCGCGGGTCCTGCGGGCGATGGCAAAGCAACTGCTGCAAGCATTCTTCACCGCACGCGCCGCCACCGATTGGCTGATCAGCCAGCGGAACGGCCCAGGTCTTGACCACGAGCAGATGGCACGTGAAGTGCAGGCCAAGCTCTCGCTCGGTGCTCTCCAAACCGACGTGGTGCCGGAATGGGATGATCCGTTGGCATAAAAAGGCCCCGGCCGAAACCGGGGCCTATCTTTGGCCAGTTAGTGATCAGCCATTATGCAAGTTCAAGCCGTACGCGCCATAGAATCTGAATTCAGTTGTGAACTTAGAGGTAGCGCCAGCACTGTTATCAGGGGTGTAAGTGTTAAAGCGCCCGTATCCAAATGTGACCTCATTGAATCCCCTCGGACCAATAAGTGCCAGCTTCGCCATCATGCCCTGTGAGACGTTAGACTTCTCGCACAACCGCATCAGCTTGTAGGCGGTGCTGTTGAAGTCGATCTTGCCCGCAATCTCCATGCTGGCCGACTTGCTCACCACCTCAGGGATCTCGAAGCCCTGAGCGACGTCATCCCAGTAGGTCTCGCTCTCTTCCGAGGTTTCGGAGGTAGGCGGACCCGACTGGATGCCGAGCAGCCGCACCGGGTTGTCGGTGCCGTCGAGCTTGAGGTCGTTCCCGCCGGTTGCGGTGCCGGCCGCCACCGAGGCCGAGGTGATGTCGGTGCCGGTCTTGGCGTAGCTGATGGTCGTCGCGTTCGATGCTGTGATGGTGTAGGTGCCGTTGAGCGATGCGAACGGCGAGGGGAGGTTCGCCACCACCACCCGGCTGCCAACAGTGAAGGGATGGTCAGTGCCGACCGTCAGCGTGGCGACGTTCGAGGCCAGCGCCGCATTGGTGACGGTCTTGGTGGCCTGCCCCAGGGTGATGCCATAGGTCTCGCCAAGGCCGGTGCCGAACTGGGCGACGCTGGTGCTGGCGGGCAGGAGGGTGGTGCGATCAATGAAACCGCCAACACCGAGGCCGGTACCGGCCGCCTCATGGACGGCGATCTCGTCCAGGTCGACGTAGGTGTCGAGTAGCGGTACGACGTAGAGACCAAAGGCGAAATTCCTAGCCATGGGGCGGTGCAGTCTGGTGATCTGCCCGCAGAGTTCCGGCCTGTGTAACCCACGCGGGAACGATGTAGCAGCCGCCGGTGATGCTTGCCTGCTTCAGGAGTGTTGCCGCATGGTGTCGCCTATCGCCCGCATAGCATGCGGTGGCCATTCCAGGCGCGGGTGACGGTGCCGGGTCATGGGCGGATCAGCCTGGGCTACTTCGCATCGATCGTCGAAGCACGGCAGGTCATCCAGGCGGCGGAACGGCTGATCCAACGGTCGGCAATGTCGCCGCCGGGAGCTGACAGAGGACTCCTTCGAGCACTTCAAGCGCTGGCAGCTGCAGCACGATCGTCGCGCCGTCGACCGAACTGAATTCCAGCGTCTGCCCCGATGCTTCCGGTTCCGCCAGCAGGAACCCACGCCACTCGCCGCGTTCCTGCCATGGCGCAAGGATGATGGCCTGCTCATGCAGCCAGCCGAGGTGATCCGGTACCGGCTGACCGCGACCCGCCTGCTCGATCAGCGGATCAGCAGCGCAGGCGAAGGACGGCAGGAGGCCGCGACGATCGAGCTCCAGCAGTGCAGCACCGGCCGGCGCCCATTCACGCGGCGGAGCGTCGCTGTCGTCCGTCCGTTCGGCCTTGCGGTCGGGACGCTGATGAATCAGGAAGTCGTCAGGTTCATACGGCTTGCCCCGTTTGCTGCTGCGGTTGCTTTCGGCGTACCAGTAGTTGAGCTGCGCTAGGCCGAGGCCTTCGTTGTAGAGCCTGAGGGCTTCACGGTCCTCGGCTTTCTCGATCGCGTCGGTGACGTATTCGAGGGTGAGGTCTCGGAAGCGGTCGGGCTCGAACTCTGGAGCCCCGGGATAAGCGGCTCGGCATCGCCAGTAGATGCTTCCCCAGTCGGGGTCGGCGGGCTTCCACTCGCCTCGCGCAGCTTTCCCAGCGCCTCCTCCAGTTCCTGCAGCTGCTGCGCTGCGTCGGCGGTGGTGGGTTGCTTGCCGCCCATGGATTCCTGGGCCCAGAAGAGGGCGATCTCGGCAATCAGCTTCTCGGAGTCGAGCTCGCTGGTGTCCGCGTCGGTCCAGTCGGCGCAGTTCTGCAGGCGGTTGCGGATCATGCAGGTGGCCTGGCGGAGGATCACACGTTCCTGGTTCGCGCTCATCGCCTGCGCCAGGCTGAGCACGTCGTCGGTGTAGTTGAGGGCGATGGCGGCTTCGGCCTCAGACAGGGGCGGGAACACACCGGCCTGGATCTTCTGGCAGAGGTCGCGGAGGGTGTTGTAGATCTGGCCGGGTGTGAGGCCTTGCGGTGCTTCCTCTTCGATGGTGCGGCAGAGTGCCGCCTGCCGTTGGAAGAGATCAGCGGACTGGTCGACTTCCTGCACCTCCAATCGTTCGCCGATGGAGAGGGTGTCCTTGCGGCGAAACTTCAGCAGCCCCTGCCCGGATTCCGCATCGCCGATCTCGTGGTAACGAACGGTGGGTGCGACCTCGAACGGGAGCTGGCGAGCGGTCATGATCTGCAGCGGCCTACGGTTGCAGTGTTCCCGCCGCGTGGGTTAGGACCGTTTGAACTTCGCGAGCCACACGGCCTTATACCGCTGGCCGATGGGGTACGGCTCGATCCCGTTCACACGCACCGTGCCGAGCACCGCTGATGTCCATGGGCGGGCGGGCAGCAGCACACGACGGCGACGATTGCCCCATGGGTAGATTCTGGCGCCGTTGTGCACCCACCGCGCATAGTCCGCACCCCAGCGGAACTCGGCCCGTGTGCCGCTGATCCGTGGGCCCGGGTTTGATTCCTGCAGGGTGCCGATGTCGACGATGTTCCGCGGGCTGCCGGTGTTGAATGATGCCTCACGCCATGCGCTGGCACGTTCGCGCAGCGTTTCGCCGCCGACGCCGCGCTTTGATTGCCGCGGCCAGGTCCACACCGGATCAGAGATGGCATCTTGAAACCGGCCGTTGAGCTCCGCGAACACCGCCTTGGCGGCTTCTTGTGATGCACGGCGGACGCGGGCCTCGAGGTTGGCGTTGAAGGTGACCTTCATGGTTCAGCGTGCGCGGAATGTTCCCATCAGGTATTCACCCGCTGTTCGGGTGATGACTGCGCCGACGCCACCGGGGCCGTAGGAGGAGCCGAGCTGATCGAGCGTCATGGTGCCAATCTCCGCCCGATCGATGGCCGGCAGGTCGGCGATACTGACCAGTGCGGCCTGCAGTTCTTCCTCCCCGGCGGTGAGGCCATCAGGCCGTAGACCGGTGTCGTTCCATGTCCAGCCGGTGCCGGCGTCCAGCCAGTTAGCATCTTCAGGCACCACGGCCCAGCGGGTGATGTATCCGCTGATGGTGCGCGACTTGGAGGCCTGAACTGTTGTCGCGTTGCGGTCATCACTGCGGGCACGGGGCGGCATGCTGCCTTCACCGACGCCAGGCTCGAAGAAGAAGTCGATCACGACGGTTTCGGTCGCGGTGTAGCGGAAGCCGTCGCGGAGATTGGTGAGCGCTTCGGTCGGCCGCTGCCAGGCGAGGCGTGCGGCGGCGAAGCTGGCGAAGGGTGTGGGCATGGATCAGGACCGCTCAATCATGAACGCGCCAGGGTGAGGCGCGCCGGATTGCAGGCCGATGGCGGTGAGGATGCGTGCCTTGAGGTCAGCGATCCGAAGGTTCGTCTGCCCTGCAGCGGTGCTGCCAACGCCGGTGCCGGTTTCGATGCGGACCTTGTAGAGCGCCTGGGTGTCGAACTTCAGCGGCCCGGCCTCAAACACCATGTCGTCCCGTGATGGTGTGGCACCGGGGCGTAAGCCCTCGTACACCTTCACCTCGCCAAGATGTGCGGTGCGATCTGCGATCAGATCCGCCTGATCGGTTTCGAGGATGATGATCTCATCAATCCACCCCTGCAACCTCGGCACTGTGGATGGGCTGACGGTTGCGAGACCGTTCATGAGATCAGTGACCATCGCCATCGCGGTATGGCTGACCGTGATCCCGGCGTATTCGCGGATCAGATCACGATCATCCGGATCGGCGGCCCGCCAGAGGGGATCAAGCGCGGCGAGGGCCATGGGTAGCGGGCTGATGGTTCAGGGTTCCCGAGATCATGCCTTGGGTTTGCGGCGCACCCTGCTCCGGCGCCTGGCCGGCGGGCGATCGGAGCGGCCCGTAGCGGCGCGATAGGTGGCCATCACCTCGCGGTCATACTTCCGGCCGGTCTTGATGCCTGCCGCCACCTCAGCGACGAACTCATGCGGGTTGGTCTTGGCGTACTGGCTGACACGGCCGGCGATCTTGCGGCCGGCGGTGGTCATGCCGAGCGGCCATAGCGAAGGACCCACGTGGCGGTTCTTGGCATGCGCGACCTCATGCGCCACCAGGCCCCGGGGATCGGAGGTCGAAAGCCAACCCTTGCGCCGTAGCTCGCGTTGCTGGCGGACGGGATCAGCAAACCACTTACTTCGACTGTTGACCGATAGGCGGCTGCCCTTGCTGGTGACGTGCACCTCAGCCATGGCGCCACGGCTTGCGGTGCGAAGCGTGCGGGTATCGCGGAACTGACCGGACTTGAGCGCATCGCTGATGAAGCGATCGACGTTCTGCTTCCGGTTAGTGCCGAAGCTCGACGACTGCGGCCTGAAGCGGCCGACGGTGCCGACGGGCCGTGCGTTGGCATTCATCAGTTCACCGGGCCGGAGCCTGCTGGTGGCCTTACCGCTGCTGGCGAAGCGGCCACGCGCGTCGCGGCGATAGCGGCGGGGCATGGTATCCGGGCGGCTGGTTCAGGATTCCCGAGGGGTTAGCGGCGGCGGCCTCCGACCACTCGCTTACGCGCAGCTTCTCGTATCTGGCTTGCCCGCTGCTTCTTGCTTCCGTAAACACCTGGCATGATTCCCGCTGGATTGCGCAAGACTTCTCTGTCAACTCCCAGCGCTTTTCCGGTTCTGCGCTGCCGGTTGTAAATCGCGTTTGCAGCGCTACGAGTAATGGCGCTATTGGTTTCCATCTTTTGAGATAAATACATAGACTTCCTCGGGGCATTTGCCCGCTTTCTTCTGTCCGCAATGCCCTTAAGGGTCAGATCAACTTTCGGAACTGCCCCTTTCGCCCTCGCCTTAATCGCCCCCGGCTTCAACCCCTTCGGCTTCGCCACGGTTCCACCGGGCCTTGCCGCATTGATCCGCTTGGCTGCCGGTGCCCGCTTCGCCAACTTCGCCATGGCCTTCTCGCCCGCGACCGTCCGCGCGGCACGGCCCTTGATCACACCGCCGGCACCTGCGGCACGCATGGTCTGCGTCGCCCGCTTGTTACCGCTCGCGGTCTTCAGCCGCCCGCCTCTGGCCGTCGCACCACTGCCGCTACTGGCGAACCTGCCGCGATTGTCTCGCGCGTATCTGCGGGCCACAGAACCCCTTCGGACTTACCGTCAGGGTTCCCGACGCGGCGGCAACAGGCGATCCACCACCGTCGTCGCCTTCCCCTCGGCATCGACCTGGATCCTGTGGTAACGCCGCGGCTCGCCGTTCTTCGGCTGCAGCAACCGCCCGACGGCGGTCACTACAGGACGATCAGCCTTCATCACCCTCGCCCTCTTCGTCCTCTTCAGTCGCTGCAGCGATCAGGTTGGCCTTGAGCAGTTCCAAGGCGCCGATTGCCTCAAAGATGCTCAGCCCGCGGTCCCCACACTCTTCCACCGCCGCAGCGATCACCTCGTAGAACTCCTGAGCCATCCGTCGGATGCGACTGCCTCAAGGTTCCCTGCTCTAACCCACTGCCCGCACCCGTTCGCCCAACAGGTTCGCCAGCCAGTACCTCGACTGTGGATCCAGGCTCCGGCTCAGCAGTTGCGTCAGCTGCAACCCTTCCGCTTCCGCTAGTTCCGTCGCCACCCTCCTCAAGCCCATCCGCGCGGCATCACGATCGCGGATCTGGATGCACACCTGCAACAACAGGAAGAACTGCAATGACTCGCTAGTGGGGAGCATCCTCAGGTGATCGCATCTCATGCCACAGGTTGAACGGTGCTCTTCCGATCCGGCTGCTGGTGACGTTCCGATGGTGTGATCGTCCGTAGCGCCTTGCTCACCTCAGCTTTCACCCGCGCCTCATCCCATCCTTTCCCCTTCCGCAATTCTTCCACTGCCCTCGCCTGCGATCGTTCCCAATACTCCGCATCCAGCAGTTCGCGGCGCAATGCCGGATCCTTCTCCTCTACCGCTTCATTCGGCACACTCGCCAGACTGCAGCGGCACCGCGGGTGAGCAGTTCCCGTCACCTCGTCCACGCGATACACGTGCCCATGGCGGCTCATGCACAACGCACACGTCCGTTCATCCTTCGCGGCAATCCACCGCACATACTCGAATCCGCTTTCCTTCGCTACCCGCTTCTGTGCCTGCACATAAGCATTCGCCAGTTCACTCCTGGCGATCAACTCTGCCCGTTGCCGCAACCCAAGCCGCCTGGTGATCCCATCAGGATCCGTCGATCCACGCAGCGCATCCTCCACTGCGCTGATCATCCGCCGGTACCCATGCCCTCGCGCCGCAGCTTCGGTAACAATCTGCGTGATCTGCGATCTGAACTTCAGCGTTTCGCTCCTGATGTAAGCCGCCGTCGTCTCCGATGCCGCCCATATCGCCACCTGGTTCGGCTCTGACCATCGTTCCTGCACCGCATCACTCACCGTGCGCAACAATTCGACCGACAGTTCACCGCCGGTCGCCATCGCATCCGTCAGGTCGCGCTGGAACTGGCGCCGAAACCCATCAAGCTGTTCATCGCTCAGGTAACCCTGCGCTGCTTCCACCAGCCCTTGGAACCGTGATGCCGATTCAGCGATCGTCGCGCCCCTCACCCGACCGCCGCTGGCTGAGGTGATCGTCGGATCCAGGAAGGGCACATACCACCGCCTCAGTTCCCGCAGCATCTCGGTCAACGCACGTTCTAGCGCTGCATTCAGGTTTCGTGCCGACTGATCGGCGATAGCCTCCAACCGGTCGCCGTAGCTGTCGACCAGTCGCTGTTGCCTGGCGCCTTCACTCACTCCGCCGTCACCTCATCCGGCAACGTGTCTTCGAGGCCCATCAGCCCGGCGATCTGTTCCGTACCCGGTACCGCCGGCCGGCTTGCTTCACGCCGCGCATCCTCCTCATCCAACGCCGCAACCTCATCTTCCACCGTCCGGCCCGGCGGCAATACACCAACCCTTGCCGCCAATTCGACCACCGTTTGACGGGTGAGCAGGTTGGAGTTATACAGCCGTTCTGCAGTATCTAACGTTGCTGCCGTGACCGGCCGGTCGAACACCTCGCTGTCCAGATCAATGCCAGCACCGGCCGGTACCATCTCGCCGGTAAATTGTCCCCAGATCCGGAACAATGATTCCATCGCGGAGCTCTTCCCCTCCGCCATGCTCGTCAGACTGGCCTGAAGCTGAGCGCTCTCCAGTAGCGACTGCGTGGCGGTCTTCTCTGCTGATCCTGACAGCAGGAAGTTCATCGTCTGCCGATCGATCAGCTTCTCAATATGCACCAGGTGCTCGACGTGCTGCGCCAACGAACTGCCGGCAACCTCAGCGAAA